TCTGGCGACACGAAATCAAAATTTTCATTGCTACCAAGCAATTTTGTTTTTCCAACTTTACCTTCTCTCATTAAAGAATATGGCATTCCTGGAGAAGTTAATCGATTAACTGCTGTCATATATTCATCATTCGCTCCTTGCACTGCTTCTTCATAACTCAACACGCGCTTATAAACTGATTCGTCAATTCGTGAGTAATTAGTTCTTAGAGTTCTAGCTATATCATTCACACATGCTTTTAAGTCATCATCGTTCAAAAGTGCTGGTGTTACTCCACATTTCTTGAGTCCACTCATCATCGGATCAACCCATTCGCCATTTATTTTTGTTTTCTTCAATAAAGCAGGTGCCATAGTTGCTGGTCGCAATTCCCCATAGATACGAGATCTTAATAATGTGGTCTTCGTTGCTTGTCCTAATTTAAGTTTAGATTTTCCAACTGGAACAAAACCACCTTCTGGCATTGTAGGACGAACAGAAACATCAACCATATCATCCACTGCATATTCCATCTGAGCAACAGCACCATGAATCTTCTCTAATTTCTTAATTGCTGTCTCAACACGTTCCTTTGTCAGTGGACAAGCATACGCAATACCATCATCATCACCAGCAATGTGCATTCCTATTAATTTCCTCGTCATCCTTTTAGAAAAAATTCCAATTATTGAGCCGCAATCACCTTCTACTGTTGACACTCTATATGTATAATATGAGCGTTGTTTATACGATATTCCTTGTTCTACATCTAAATCTATCTCCACTGTTTTATCTTCAGGTGTTATTTCACCAAATGTATGATACATACGCATTAATTGTCCATTACGCTTATGGAAAGTTGACATTGTGCCTTTGAGCGAACCAGTTAAATGTTTCAAATCATCTTGCGTTACAATATGTGGTATAATACTTCTATGTGGTTGACACATCTTATTATGCAAACAAACAATAACACAATCTTGCACGTCTCCATTGGTATGCTCCAATCTAGCCACATTGTTTGTTACTGTGTAGCCATCTCCTTTCTTGATGATTAAATGACTTGTTGGAAATTGAATAAGTTCAGTTATTCCGTCTTGTGTTAAGCACATTGTTGTGTCGAATAAATCTCTTAAAACTATCCCTTCTAAGAAATGATATGGCATAGCCATATTCCACCCCTTAATAAAAGTTACATTTCCCAAATAATAACCTAAACCATCTTTTCTCTTACAAACTAACTTATATGTGTTTTTGTATAATAAATCTGTAACTATAAACAAAGCTTGAGGATCAGAACACCCCTGTGCATTTGGAACCTTATTATTCAAAAAACTATTCAAATATTCAGCATCACACTCAATTGAGTTGTCATTTTCTACTCGTGCGCGTGTTAATTGTTGTGTTCTCACGTCCCCACTTGCAGCCAATTCCGCCTTTGGATCGTATTTTTCTGAATAGATTCCCCATTTTTTCCGTTTCATAAGCGAAGTAACTCCTAACCCAATTAAACCACCTGGTGCATATTCTTCAATGTATTGGCGTTGTTCCAACGCAGTGGGAGAATACCAAGATTCAATCTTGGGCTTTACAATTTTTTGAGTCTTAACATCTCCACTAGCAGATATTTCAATTTTCGGTTTAACTTGACGTATAGTTCTTACATCTCCACTTGCCGCAATTTCTGCTAATGGTTTTACTTCTTCCTCTCCTGAGAAAAAAGAAAAAACACCAATCACTGCTATAATAACACCTACAAATCCTAGTGCAGCTAAATAGGGATGTTCACCCAAGACTTTAACTATTTCATCTTTCAGAAGAGTTAACCTATCTTTAAATGTCTTATAAACTTCGTTATATCTATCAATATATTTTTGCCATTTATTTGGTTTAACTTGTTGTTTCTTCCATTCAGTATATTTCTCATACTTATCTTCACGATCATAATAATCGTACTCAATCGACTCCAAAGTCTCTCCAGCATTTAAGCGCGTAGCAATATCACTAGCAAAATCAAAATCACATTCAACAAATTCTTCACTTTCATTTGAGCATTCTGTTATGTGTCGTTGTCGTAATTCTTCACCTGCAATCTCCATATTTAATCTAGCTTCTTTTATTCGTGGGTCTTCAAGACCAAGGACCTTACGCATCATTTGTGCTTGTGGTTTTTGAGGTCTGATAGCATAATTTTCTAAGAATTTGAGTTTATCTAAACTTTGTTGTTTTTTCTCACGCCATTGTCTAGCAATTAATGTAGCAAATTGTTCATACCCAATTGGTTCACCTACACATTCATTGTTTTTATTCATCTTTTGAAATTGATAGATATCTAAATCTATCACTTTCTTAATTTTACTTAAATCCAAACTTATTTTTGCATCTTTACCGCTTTGTTCTTCATATTTCCTAAATTCTTCTTTGGGTGTTACAATATAAGCATTTTCATACATTCGATTTTTAAATGCTTCTGGGAAAGTTAAAGAGCAAATATCCACATTCATCTCATTAGTCGTGTACAACATTAGTTCTGCCGCACTAAAAGTATTTTTCTCATGCAAAGCTGCCATATGTAAATGTTGGGGGAAAGTATTACAACTTCTTATTACTTCAAACAATTCTGGATTTCCATTCACGCGATCATCTTTCTTTTGAAAAGCATCGTCATATATAACAATCTTTTGTCCTTTATAACCATCCCAGAATTCAGTTTCAACCTGTCGAGCATACACTTGATGTTGATAGTCATCTTTAGTCATCATTCCCATTTCCCGCAATACATCAATACACAGTGGATAGACCATTTCAGTTTTTCCTATTCCTGATGATCCACACAACCAAACACAAACTGGTTTCATCCTTGGACCACCCCCTTTAATAGGACTGGTTGACACATATTCATATAACATTCTTGCTGGCATTAACATTGTAGTAACTAATTTATCGGCTTCACGCGACAATAATTTATCTGCTTTAAATTCCAAACCACGTTTCCAAAGTTTTTCCACATCTGCAGCTACATTTATATCCACGTCAATTTTATTACGTTCTTCAAGATCTAAATATTTTCTAATTTGCGTTGCCCACTCATCAATTTCTGTATATATCCCTGCAGCTGCCCGCAATTCTTCTCGAGTTTTTCCAAGTACCATCATCTTAATTGATTCATGTGCTAAATTCCAATATTCAGTTGTAAAATCATATATCTTTTGAGCTCCGGCATGAGCTTTGGGAATTCTATCTAAACGCATTAAATAAGTATCCCAATCTTGCTTTCCTGGTATTTGCTTAACACAAATGAATGCTAAAACCGCAAATAAAATTTTTCCACAAGTTTGAAATGCATTACTATAAATCATCTCTTCTACTTTTTCTGAGTTCACTGACTTTGGTATTTCTTCAAATCCAAAACCTTTTATTTCAAATTGTTCTCCAAATTGGGCTTTTGGTTTTTGGATTTGCTTAATTAGATCTTTAACTAATTCAATAATTTTAACATGCATACCATAATGTTGACACACAAATAATAAGATTAATGCTACTGCACATCTATAACCTTCAAATTTCATGAAAATCTTAATCAACAATATTAATACTATCACTTTAATTAAATCATCTTTAATATTAACTAATTTATCTGTTATTGTCAAACCAGTCGTTGCAAAATTCTCCTGTAAAACTGGTAACATTGAATCCAAAAATGTAGTAATTCTTCCAAAATTTTCTGACATACCTTCAATTTTATCGGAA